GATAACGTTCTCCTCGATAGAACCTTGCTTGTCAAGACGTGAGATGATAGCATCAAAGTCTGCCAAAGCTACAGGGTTACCACCTGACCATACGTTACCTCTGTTCTCTACAGAATAGAAGATACCTTCTGAACCTTTGAAACCTGCTGCTACTGCACCACCTGCTGCTTCTGCAGGAACTGCCTCAATCATTGCAGTCTCTAAGTAATCATCGAAACGTAAACGAGTCTCGTGCTCAGACTTCATATACCATAGGTATCCGTTTGCTCCGTTCTCAGTTGTTACCTCAACCCATCCAATCTGTGCCATATCAGAACCTGATACTGCATACTTATCTTTTAAGATAATTGGAGAGTTCTCAAAAATCATATCGTCAGCCTCTAAAGAACCAACCATTCCGTTTGTTCCTTTCTTGAACTCAGAACCGTAGATGAATACAGAAACGTCTGCGTTACCTACTCCTGTACCTGCTGTTACAAGACCACCTGCCTCATAGAAAGCTACAGTGAAAGTGTTTGCAGTTGGAACCGCTGTTACGATACCTTTGTTGCTACCTGTTCCTCCGTTCTGAACAACCATAACAGTCTGTCCTACACGGATAGCGATAGATGGTGTACCTAAAGCTCCTGCTGTTGAACCTGCAGGCTGTAAGTTGTCGTTCACTTGGAATGTAGCGTTGTCAGCATTTACTAATGCTGCTGTACCTACATCTACATACTTAGTATGTAATCTTCCCTGCTCTGCCCACTTGATAAGGTCTGAGTTGGAAGGCATCTCTGCACCTACTAATCGTAGGAAGGATGCGATTGTTCTGTTACCATAACGCTCGAATTCTTTCTCATATGTATCAGGAAGATACTGATTCAAGAAATCAAAGTTGGTAATGTAATTTGTTGCTGTGGGAATCTGCGTTGCAGATGGCTGCAAGTCAAATCCCGGTGTTGCGTCTACTGCCATTTTGTTTTTTGTTTTTTATTTTTTCTTAATACTTCTAATTTTCAAGCCCTTCCCCGAGTCAGGGTTTATAGCTCGAATTTGCATCCCACCCTTTGTAGAAACCTCAGGTGCATTCCGTGTCGACATATCAATGTTTTTCATCTTACGGGTCACATCCTCAGTTGCTGAAGCCTTGCCTTGTTCGTAAAAGAACTGAGCAAACTTCTCAGGGTTTGATGCTACTGCTATCGCCTTATGGTAGCCCTCTGCGTCAGCTATTAAACCGTCATCATTCATAAACCTATTTAAAAAGTTCATAACGTCAGACTGTTTAGTCTTTAGCTCTTCAGCAGATTGCGGTGAGTATAGTACGGACTTATCATCAACGGAAAATTCAAAACCTTTGAACTCCCCTCCGAACACCTCGTTGGTTTTTTCAGTAAACCAATTTCGTCTACGCTCGCCTAGCTCCTGTTGGGTCTTAGCAGACTCTGTATATCGCTTATATGCCTCAAGCTCCTCTGTATCAATTCCTGAACTCTCACCACCACTTGACTCAAGTGGAAGCTTATATTGTTCCTTCATATCCTCAAAGTACCCCTTGGCCTTTGCAATCACTTTTTTCTTTGCTAACTTAATCTTCTTGATATCACTCTCGTCATCCAAGTCCTCATCGTAATCAAACTCGCTCAACATAATATCTATGTCATCATCATCAAGCCCCGTCTCCGTAGCCTTATAATATTGAGTTAGCAAATAGTCAGGGTCCATCTCATCAAAGTCTTCCTGTAATCTTTGGAAGTCATTGAATCCACGCCCTGTCTCTTTTTTATATTTAAGATAGGCAGCTACATCCTCAGGTAATTCCTCTGAGGATTCTCGCTCGGACATTAGCTCATCAAATGAGTTTATCTCCTTACCATATCTTTTACCAATATATGAAAGAACGTCTTCGTCACTTAGTTCTGACGATTCTTGTGCTTCGCCTTGCGGCTGTATTTCTTCTTGTTCCGGTGTGGTAGTGGCACCCTCAGTGCTTGCTTCCACTCCTGTATCGTTAGCTTCACCCTCTCCATCCTTTAATGATTCTTCGTGCTTCTCTAACAATTCTTTCTCTACCTCTTGTACAGATTTAGAGTCCGGAGACTCTACTGCTTTTACTTTAATATCCATTTAATTTAATTTTTACAAAGTTAGTTATTTTTTTTAACGTTTTTTAGCGAGGTTCAAACTCTGCCATATCGAATCCATCAAGGCTATCCTCGTTAGACTCAAAGGTCTGTGGAGGTAGATTGTTCTTTCTTTGGTTGATAAGCTTAGACTGCTCACTGTTCTGCTGACTGATACGGTCTGACTTCGCCTTCTCCCTTTCAGTCTCTCTAGTCTGCAATGCATTCTCACTCATATCTCTGAGCTGCATATTGAAATCAAACTCAGTCTGCATAAGCTGCTTCTTGAGGTCTGCCTCGTTCTTAAGCTTCTCAATCTCAAACGCAATCTCTGCCTGCTTAATCTGCATCTTAGACTGTGTTTCTGCCTGTATCTTTTGCATAGCTGTCTGAGCTGCAAGCTCTTGAGATTGTAACTGCTGCTGTGATTGCATCGCCTGCATCTGCATCTGTTGCTGCTGCTCACGCTCCTGCTTCTGCTTACGCTTAAGCTTTAATAACTGATTAGCCATCTTAAGGTTTCTAATCTCACGGATGTCAATAGCATCCTCAAGGCTGATATCCTTCTGAGATAGTGCCATCTGAATGTTCTGTTCTAGCTGTGCCTTCTCCTCCTCGTCAGGGCTAACCTCGATAAAGATTCCAAAGTCATATATATATAGGTCAGATATATCTCCAAGGATACTTACATTGTACTTACCTATCTTATTTATAAAGTCATCCTTAAAGTCTGAATACTCTAAGATGTCTGCAACCCTATACGTTAATGCCTCTGCTAATGTCCTATATATATAAAGGCTACTGTCAAGTATGTGTCGAGTTGCGGTATTAGAACTTAATGCTGCAAGCTTCTGTATACCTACCAAAGCATCTGAGTTTGGTGTAGAACCATCTCTAGCCTCATTCAGTCCTGTAACCGAACGAATCATATCCATATAGTGATTGTAGTTGTATATCAACATCTGCGACTTGCTAGCACCTGATGATGACTGAAGCTCCTTGATTGGAACCTTACCCTGATTGTATTCACCATCCTGAGTGTAGCTTCTACCAATAACACTACCTGTTTGGAAGTATAGTCTCAATGCGTCTTCAGGATTATATGCTGAGCCTGTACCTAAGTCAACCTCGTTTAATCCATCTGCATCTATATATACACCATCAGGGACTACCCTAGATATTACCTGCTGAAGCTTTAGATGTGTCATCTGAATCAAATCAGCAAAAGGAATCATCCTTCTAACCAATGACTCAATAACACCCTTATACATTCTAGGTGCTGACGCTACATAGTTTGGTAGTGCGTGCTGACTTGCTGACTTTGGACGTACCATATTTCTAGACATCTCCCACTTAAGTAAGATGTTGGTACCCATAACCATAACACCATCATACCACACATCAATAGTCTTCTCAATCTTTTCGAATCTACCCTCCTCCATCATCTCTGCAGGTGGATTGAATTGGTCATCCTTCTCAATGACCTTAGAGCCACCACCCTCAAGTATCTTCTTCTTATACACTACCTTCTTTGTGGTCTTGTAGTTGAAGTACATAACGGTACAGGTATCTCTATAGAATATATCATTCTCATAATACTGAGCTGTATTATAGTAGTCATACCAACTCTGACTGTACTTGCTTATCTCCTCTAGGTCCTCTCTAGTTAGTGATGGGTCTATCTTTATAAGCTCAGTGATTGGTATTGTCTTTATCTCTCCCCAATAGAAGCAGTCCTTAAACTGTGGGTCCTCAGTATAGCTGTATACAATATTTGCAGGGTCTACATATGATATCTGAACTCCTGACCCCGGTAAGAACTCGTGCTTAGCACAGGATATTCCTAGAACCATTTGGTCATAGTCTAGTCTCTTTCTGATATCCTGATAGTGATTCTCATCAAAGATAGTATTGATAGCCTCCTCCTCTGCTATCTCAATAGCAGGCTTGTAGTTTAGGTTCATATATAACTGAAGCTCCTCATCAGACTCAGGAAGTTGTGCAGGGTCCATAGCGAATGGGTCTACCCCTGACTTCTCTTGTATTATAGACCGCACCTCTTTAGACACCATCTGTCCCTCTATCATATCCTGATACTTGCTACGCTTAGCCTGAGACATTGCATCCTGAGCATATGTGTCTACTTTAAATAATCTATCGCTCATACCGTTTACAACGATATCAACAAACTTAGGTATAATAGGTACGGGTGTCCAATCAAGATTTAAGTAAGATAGATCTCCATCTACCGCCAACTCAGCTTTATACTTACCAATAGACTGTTCACCTCTTGCATACAGTCTTAATCTATTAAAGTCTCTCCATTGGCTATAGTACCTACAAGATTGTCCGTCCTTTCTAAACCATTCATACTGAATAGCTTGACCAATCTGTAATCCGAACTCTTCTGTTGCTTTCTCAGCGTCAGAAACAAATTGACTTGGAAATCCTGTAGATGAAATGTTTACTTTTACGTCCTTCATCTTCTAATTATTTCGCTTCTTGTACCGTTATTGGTATACCTTGCAAAGTTAATACTTATTTTCGACTCTTTTTTCTCAGGAAGATATACCTGCTTTTGGTTCGCCATAATAGCCAAACCTGAACTAATAGTGGCATCATACTTTGTTCTGTTACTTATATCAAACTTAGCCCAATCCTCAAGGGTTCTAGCGAAAGGCATAAAGCCCATCTCTTCAGCATCTCTATAGGTCCCCTCTAAATCTATACCTACATATTTCTCTATGTATGATTCAATAGCTGAGGCGTGAGCCTGTTTAATATCCTCACTTGAGTTAGGTATGCCACCTAGCTCTCTTTCTGTCTTAGATAGCCTGTTATAATGTTTATCGGGTCTATTAATACTGAATCCCCTGTAGCCCCTATTCTTAA